GTGGTTGGCGTTATTGATAGTAAAGGTAGGTGGAGCAGTAGCAGTTTGAGATACTCTTACAACGTTATTGCTACCAGTTAAACTATACTGAAAGTATTGTTGTACAGTACCTTGTTGATATATCATTATATCATTACTACCACCAAGTATAGTTAAATCTTGATAGTGGCCGGATTGGCGGGAGCCAGTACCTGCGCTACCTATCTGGGTAGTTTTAATATTATTACTATCTCCGGTTACATCGTATTTTAAATAATTGTTTAAGCCATTAGTAGTAGCATAAGCAAATAAGTTATTGTTACCAGCAACTTTAATTTGTAAATCAGAGCTTGATAGGGTTGCTTTATCAGTAGCAGTATTGGCACCGCCATCACGATACACAGTAACATCATTGCTTAACCACAATTTATTAGTGTTACCATCAAAGCGGAAGTTCATATTATTATTAGCACCGTTAAAATATATTCTCTGTTCATTATTATTACCTGCAAAAGCAGAGAGTAATTTTAAATTATTAGCGCCAATAATAGAAAAATCAGTACTATTACCATCTCCAATTTGTCTCCATTCCATGAAGATATTATCTCCTGTAATGTTGCTTGGTAAAGCAAAAGAACCAATTCTATTCGAAGCTCCGTTCTGTATAAGGGTCGTATCACCACCGGTAGTTATCTGATTAACGTATATTTGATTACCACTGGCATTACCAGCTATAGCTGTTAATGCGCCCGGAGTTTGAGCGTATGCTCTTATTTCTAGTAGGGATAGTACTAGAAATAATAAGGGTATGAATGGGTGTTTCATACTATTATTTATGGTTCCATAGCCCGGCTCGTTTTCCTTCTGCAATAATTTCTATCACTGCTTGATCTATAGCACTACGAATTGCTATAGTGTTCGGTTCGTTGGCTGTTAAGCCTAATTCTGACTCTACCGGAGTTACTCCATGATCATAAAATTTAAATAAATTTCCAGAAGCTTGTACACTTAATATAGTTTTTGTAGTGGCTACGCTTAATAAAACCTCTCCAGTATTAACACTAACAAACCTCAATGAAACAGTAACTACGTCTTTTCTGTACTGGGTACTAGCAGATATCCCTAATACATTAGCACCAGCCCCTCCAGTAAGAATATTTGAATCGTATCCTATGATACCGCCTTCAGCTATTATACCAGCAAACAACATAGGTACTAATTTTTCAGCATCGCGACCGTAAAAAGATTCTCTAGTCTGACTTATAAGCTGTCTTTCTTTTATTATGTTATCTAAGCTAGCTCTTTCTAATACTTGAAACCATTTACCGTTACCAGCTAATCTCAAAGCATCTATTAACCATACTTCAGCACCTTGAGTAACTGCAGCTGAAAAAGATGCATAATTATCAGCAGTTTTTCTAGCTCCGGTTTTATCTTGAAAGGAATAAACTGCTACAGTCATTCTAGGGTTTACCGGTGGGGGTAAACTTATTAATTGTTTTTCTAAAGGCGATTTTTGTAACCGAGGCGCTTCTAAAACTCCAGGCGATCTAGTTATTGAAGCACATCCAGTTAACAAAAGTATAACTGGAATAAAGTATTTCATCCGGTAGGGTTAAATGAACCGACTGGTACAGTAATTTGAGTCGTGTTACCATTAGCTGGATCAAATATATAAAGAGTAGCAAAATCCCCTGTACGGGTCCAAGTAATACTGGCCCCGCCTTGTAGATTAATAATACCAAACGTTTGGCCGGTTGCATTAAAGATTTGATCTGTAACTTGAGCTGCTAATTGAGAATAAATTCTTGCTTGCAAATTATTAATAAAGGTATTTAATGGGGTGTTTTGGGCTTGAGCTTTAGCCATTTCCGCTTCATTTTTAGCAATATCTTTAATAGCTTGCTTACGAGTACGTGCTAAATTTTCCTGAGTCATTACATGGGCTGAAAAATTTACACCATTAAATGCAGGAGATTTAAAAGCGAAAACCATATCGCTTGCGTACATAGAGGCAGTAAGTAATAATAATAGGGTGTACCGCATACTATTATTTAATGAAAAAACATATACTTTTAGAAAAATATAAACTAGTTAACGAAATAGCTTTTAAATTAAATTATAAAGAAGAACTAGAACATCTTCACGACAAATATGTTGGGGAAGGCCTCCCTGATAAAGAAGCGCTTAAAAAAGCTAAGGAAGAACTAAAGAGAAAATATAAAGTAGAACTAGATGAATATTATCCTAATATGGGAGATGTAGATATACCTGATGGACCTCTTTAATGGATATTTTAAGTTGATTTATTAACTTTTAAATTAAGTAGTTTTTGTATATGAATACTGATACAGAAACTACACAAATTGCAGAAACACCGGCAAAGCGTCGCAGAGCTCCATCTGTAAAGAGAGCACAAACCCGCGTACAAAAAGAACAAACACGTGGCTTTTCATTACCATTGGTTTTAACTTGCCCGGTAACTGGCAAAGTTGCCAAGTATACTTCCTTACCTTATATTCGTAAGCTTGTAGAGAAATACGGTGGGGTAGAAGAGATTAAAAAGAATTATGTATCTGCAGAGGGCCGAAAAGCTAAACAAAACACAGAAAAATAATACGGCTTTCTATAAATATTGTATATTATGCCAACTGTATATACTGACGCTCTTTATTCTAGTACTAACCTAGGTGTTGTAACTAATGACTTTTTCGGTCTTTCAGCTACTAATAATACCATCACTCTAAAGACTGCTGGTACTTTAGCAGGCCAAAACGTAGTCGGTATTGCTTACAACAATGCTGATTGGGCTGCTGCTAGTGCAGCTGCTGCCCGTAGAGTTCTTACTATTAATCCTTTTAATAGTGGTTCAGCTTCTGGTACTGCCACTACCCTCACAACAGGGGTAAGTTCTTCTGGTGGACTATCTTTTGCTCTTCTACTAGCTAACCGCCAAGCAGTTGTGCTTTCATATGTCGGTTCAACCATCACTTATGCAGCAGATTTAAGCGCTGCCACATTCGACGTAAGTGATAAAAATACTCGCCGTCTACAGGTTTTAGGCATTACAGCTTAAAAACAAATAAGTTACATTTAAAGCCGTCTTGAAAAAGACGGCTTTTTTATTGTATTAAGCTTGACCTTAAGGGGGTTTGGACCACTATTACGGTATGAATTCAATCAAGCCTATCCCTCAGCACGAGCTCTACTACAATCTTAAGCGTCTTTCTGAGATTGCTAAGACCGTTGCTCATGCTAAGTCACCGGATGATGCTGAGTATTTTACCAAGCGCTACCTGCTTCCTCAAATCGAGATTACTGAGAATATTTTGAGCACTTTTGAACGTCCTAAGCAAAATAATGCTTGACTTAATCGGTCCCGTACGTATCATTAGTCTTATCAGTTAACAATAAAACCAAAAGGAAATATATGCACGGCATTACCAAACGCGATAAGCAGCAAGGCCGCCATCAAGGCTGGCACAGATTGACGGAGATTAATCTTAATCTCGACCTCAAGAACAATTGGCTCCGGGACTGGGATATTGAAGAGGTTAAGCTTCAGACTGAACACGGTATCGAGATTCCTTTCAAGATTCTTGCTGGTACCGATGATCATGAGTTTATCGGTAAGCCCTTCGCGAAGACGTTCACCCCGGTGACTAACGCTCAGTTTCTCGATATGATTCAGGAAGCTATTAGTGGTGTGAAGGGAGCTGTTGTCGAGACGGTTGGTTCTGTTTGCAACCGCGGCCGGGTATTCGTTTCCATCTCGATCAAGGGTATGGATAAGTTCGTTATTGGTAAGCGTGAGTTCCACGATTACCTTAACTTCGGTAACGGGCATGATCAGTCCTGCGCGGTTTGGGCTAACTCTAGCAACATCTGCACGGTTTGCAATAATACGTTCTCGCTCAATCTTGACGAGGCTAGCGTGAAGGTCAAGCACTCCAAGGATGTCGCTGCCCGTCTCGAGAATATCGTCGAAATCATTGATGCGTATGCTGGTACTCAGGCTAAGTTCAAAGCTGAGTTCGAGCGTCTTATGAATGAGCCGATGAAGACTGATCAGGCTCGTAACTTGTTCGCTGGCTGGATGATCCGTTCTGGTACCGAAGAGTCTAAGGATCTCGGTCCTAAGACGCTCACTAAGGTTAATCGCTTGACCGAGCTCTTTGAGACTGGTCGCGGTAACACCGGAGAAAATCGAGCGGATGCCTTCTCGGCTATCACCGACTACTACACGCACGAGTCGACTCGTAAGCAGGGCCAAAACGTTAGCCGTCAAGTGTTTAGCTCAGAGTACGGTATCGGACGTATGGCTAAGTCGGACTTCTGGAACGTTATTCGTAATGACAAGTCTATCTCGTCTTACGCTGCGTCAGGCAAGAAGGCCTTGGCGCTGCTGTAATGGTGGAGGTTAATTCAGATTAACCCTAAGAAGCCCTAGCTAGCACTGGGGCTTCTTTTAATAAATATTATTATGAGCCTGGAAAAAGCTATCAAATACGGCAAAGAGAAGCGAAAAAAGTATTATGGTTCAAAAGCTTTTGACCATACCTGTCGTAACCATGGCTCTTGCAAGTGGTGTGAAGGAAATCGGTCCTACAAAAATAAAAAAAGAGAACAAGCTTCTATGCTTGACCTTATCTGAAAAGTAAGTACTATTATCTTATGATTTTTAACGAAAAAGCTACAAAAGCAGTCGAGGTATACGCTGAAGCTATTGTTAAAGCTGTCAAGGAGTATAACATTAATGCAGAGGTAGATATTGAGTATACTCAAGAGTATGATAAGGATCATACTATGGAATCTCGTTCAGCTGTGATTAAGACTCCGATTGGTATGGTAGTTATCTTCCCAGATCTCAGGAAGGATAAGGCCCGCGCATGCGTGCTAAAGGTTGGAGAGCTGAACCGTATGATTCAAGAAGGCTTCTCTGAAGAGTTTATTGACGCTAACGGAGAGATCTATGGAGATCTGATGCCGTTTTCTACCTCTAATGTAGAGATCTTTGCGTATTATCTTACGCATAAGATCGATGCTTGCGCCAAGCTGAAAACTTAATTTAATTATGAGAGAATTTCTTGCAGCAATGCTTATTGTAGTAGTTGTACTAGGTATTGTCTTTGGCCCTCTAGCAGTAATCTGGGCTTTAAATACCCTTTTTCCAGTACTTGCTATTCCTCATACTTTTAAAACTTGGTTGGCTATTCTAGTACTCTCGGCTGTGCTTACGCCGTTTAAAGTAACAACTAAGTCTTAACTTTCAGGTGTAAAGGTTTTAAAGTTTACATTCTGACAACTTGTGGGTCGGTGACCACCGCAATAAAAACGGGCCGGTAAATTTTATGACTCTGATAAAGGTAGCTAAACGAGTTACTCCTGCGTATACGTACTTTGCTTATGTTAATGAGAAGGGTAATTATTATTGGCGTAACCCATATAACAATGAGTTATTGCCAATAAATAAAACTGCCCTTAAAACATGGACAAAGATATAAAGAAGAAACCTCAAACTAAAGCTGAAGCTGCTGCCTCTTTTGGTAAGAGTAAGGAACCGTCTACCCCTGAAGATAGACCATTTAAATATGTTGAGACGGTTTATAACTTTAAAGATGGTACTTGCAGAGTGAGAGAACCACGCTATACTTCTTCATCTAATGACTAAGATTTGTTTCATTTCTGATACCCATGGCATGCATATGGGTCTACAGCTACCTGATGCAGATATCCTAGTGCATTGTGGAGATTTTAGTAATCGCGGGACCTATCTTGATGCGGTTAAGTTTGTTAATTGGTTTGGAGCTCAGTCTCATCGTCATAAAGTCTTTATTGCAGGTAACCATGATCTCTATCTAGAGCAAGGTAATCCTTCTGATATTGATATGTTTTTGAAGACTATGCCGTCATCTGTATGCTATCTAAATGATAGCGGGGTAGATATTGAAGGTATTAAGTTCTGGGGAAGTCCAGTTCAGCCTCGTTTCTTTAACTGGGCTTTCAATAGGGATAGAGGTGCTGACATTAAGAAGCATTGGGATCTCATTCCTGATGGTATCGATGTGCTTGTTACTCATGGGCCTCCTTATAAGCTATGCGATGAAGTGCCTCGAGTTAACAAGCTGCTCTGGAACGAGAGCAATTATGAGCATACCGGGTGCAAAGATCTGCTAGAAGCTATTGATAGAGTTAAGCCGAAGATCCATGCATTCGGACATATCCATGTAGCTTACGGTAAGCGTTTTGTTAATAACGTGCATTACTTTAATGCTTCTACTTGCAATGAAGGTTATCAACCAGTTAACAAACCTTATCTAGTTGACCTAAACGGAGCTAGTGTTAACATTATTGATCTTCTCTAATTAACCAAAATGAATATCGAACTCGAAAAGCAGCTTATCGCAAAGTATCCTAGTATCTTCCGAGATACTGAGAATGAAATTTCTAAGTCGATCAAGAGCCCGTATTTCGGTATCGAATGCGGAGATGGCTGGTATGATATTCTGGATACTCTTTGCACTACTCTGTCTGAGCTGTACACTACAGGTATCTTCTTTGATGGTAAGACTGTTATCCTTGATGCGCCTAAGGTAGTTGCCCAGCAAGTCAAAGAGAAGTTCGGTTCGCTTCGTTTTTACTACCAACTTGAATACCCTCAGCAATACCATGATCTTATGACTCAGTATCAGAATACTGATCAAGAGCGTATTATCGACGGATGGGCTAATGGCTATCGAGATCATGTCGAGGGTATCGTTCACTTTGCAGAGGTACTCTCTTCTCGTACTTGTGAAGTGACTGGGCAGAAGGGAACCTATCATCGTAGTGAAAGCGGCTGGGTAAAAGTGCTTAATTCAGAAGTAGCTAAGACTCATGAGTTTTATAAGGACCGTAACTATCAGCCTATCGTACAAAAATGAATATTGTTATTAATAAAAAGCAGAAAAAAAAAATTGTTAAACTTAAAAAACTAATCAAGGATCATCAAGAGGTACAAGATAGGACCTTTAAGGATATTGTTGTAGAGATGAAACTTACTGAAATCCAAGAAAATATTCTTTGGGATTATGTGTTTAACGACTTTGATGATAAAAGATTGGAATTTAAGTAAAAGCTTGACCTATAACAGAACTGTACCATAATAACGACAATGAAAAAGAAGACTGACGCAGAACTCATCGAGCATTACAAGAACGAAGCCGAGCGGTATCGTAGTCTGTTTAGTTATAAGTTTACTCACGACTATATTACTGCTCGAGCTGCTCACAAAGAAGACAGACGCCTTTACCGTAAGGTAGGTAAGAAGTTTGTACCAGATAATGATCCCTATGCTTATGAGGGTCTTCGTAATGGCTTCTGGCTGATTCAAGTTAAGGATGGTTCTACTACAATTCGTCAAGAGATCTATCCAGATAGGGCTTGTATCTCTGCTGCTGCAAAGCAAATGGAAGATAAGCTTGTTGATATTATTCGTAAGGCTGGCGAAGCTCGTCCCGTAAAGACTCCTCTTACTGAAGAGCAGAAGAAGGACTGGGATAAGTTTATTAAGAAGCACGGTGAAGCTTTCAATACTCTACACTATCCTTCTATTCAAGAGAATGCAGAGAAAATTATTGCAGTTTTGCTTGGTAAGGAGCAACTGTGAACGATACATCGCTTACGGATGCCAAAGCACAACTAAAATGGCCTACCCTAGAAGGGCGTCTTGCAAATAAATTAACCTCTACAGAAGAAGCTATTACCCAGCTTAAAAATACGGTAGAGATTACTCCAGTCGCTGAACAAATACTAAACAAAAATAAATCTAAATGAGACTTATAATCGCAGCTATCTCTCTACTTTTCATTCTCGGATGTAGTCCAGATAAAACATCTGCTAAGCCCACACCAAAGCGTGGCCAGAATCAATATATGGTTCGTTATAATGTTAGCGGGGTACCTGAGATTTATACGACAGATAAAGTAATCTGGGCAGGCCAGACTGGTGCTATTAAATTTATAGATCAAAACGGAGTGCCTCGTACTATTAGTGGTACTTTCGAAATTGTTCATCTCTCTGAAATTCAAAATTAAATTATGACATACACTGAAGCGGTTGAAGCAGTTAAGGCCGATATCATCGAAGCTGCTACTGAAATGGGCTTAGATGTAGATTGGTATAAGTCTGAAATTCTCGACGGAAAGTACTTTGATGAAGTTGGAAAAGTACTTTTGAGTGTTGAAATTAACGAAAAAATGAATAAAATTAATGCATGAACGGTAAAGGCTCAAAGACCCGCCCTCTTTCGGTACCATACGAAGAGTATGCAAACAATTTTGATTCTATTTTTCGCAAGAAAAAGTATACTCTTCCTGTTAAAGAAACACCTGAAGGGGATCAATATGTTGAGCTTCCAGATGAGCTTTTAGAGCATGCTGGTTGGAGAGAAGGAGATGAGATTGAAATGAAAAAAATGAAGAAAGGCTACGAACTTATCTACGAGCTTAAAAAAAAAGAAACATGAATTATACCTGGGATCAAATTAGTAATGCGTGCAAACTTTTGCATACCAAAATTGCTACAGATGACTTTGTACCAAAGTACATTATTGGTCTTACAAGAGGTGGATTGATTCCTGCTACAATTTTAAGTCATAAATTTGCTTGCCCTCTTTACCCTCTTAACCTATCTTTACGGGACAATGTACAAAAGGACATTAAAGACTGGATGGTAACGGATGCTCTTGCTTGCGAGAACATCCTTATTGTGGATGATATTAACGACACAGGCGCAACATTTATAACACTTAAGAAGGAATGGGAGAGCGTAGAAAAAAGCGAATGGGATAAAATCTGGCATTACAACGTACGCTTTGCTGTTATTGATAATAATCTATCTAGTAAATTTAAAGTCGATTATTGTAACAATATCATTGATAAATCAATTAATAACGTTTGGATCAAGTATCCTTGGGAGAACTAATATATGATGAAACTCAAAACTCGTATTGCTGCTGCACTTGCAGTCACTCTTGCTGGTACCGCTTTCATGTACGGTATCGTAGTTATTACTCGTATTAGGACTGAAAAGGTTCCTCATGAAGTTGAGGAGCCATCTTATGAAGTTACGATGAACTCTCAGCATGCTGAAAGCGTACTTGCAGTAGTTAATGCCGAGACTTTTGATGAAGCGTTTCGTCACTATTCAACTTATCGAGACATTCCTGATGCAAAGTTTCATGAGCTTCGTCGTGCTTATATCAATGCTGCCGATGAGCTTATGATTTATCTTGTAAAAGCTGCTGGCAATGCTCCGGAGTTGCCTTATTATATGCGTTATGAAAATCGCAATTAATGCAGGCTATGGCGGCTTTAGCCTTAGCGCTAAAGCTTTGAAGTATATGGCTGATAAGCTTGGTAAGCCTATTTACTTCTTTAAGCTTGAGGGACATCCCGAAACAAAAGCTACAGTTTATGTCCCTATTACTTTAGAAAAGGCGCAAGAGGCATGGTTTGGCCTGTGTGCTTTTAATATTGAGAATCCAAATTCAGTAACTAATTTAAACGAAAAGTATAGAGAATACTCTTGGGATTTTCGCCCGTCTAAGGAAGACAGAACCGATTCTCTGCTAATTGAAACGATTGAAGCTCTTAAGGAAGAAGCAAGCGGTAGTAATTGTGAGCTTAAGATCGTCGAAGTGCCTGACGATGTTGATTGGATCATTCAAGAGTATGACGGTTGGGAATGGGTCGCAGAAAAGCACCGCACTTGGGGATGAAACTATATACGTTAACTAATGAAGAGGTGAATAAAGCTATTCACTTCGCTGTAGATCTAGTCGCGGCAGGTAAAAAGGGTACCATTGAGAATTATATTATTGGTACCCTCGGCGAAATGGGTTACGCAAAGCATACTAACTCTGAAGTAAATCTCGAAGTCTATCAAAGAGGTAAAGGAGATAACGGAGCTGACTTTAAAGGGGTACAAGTAAAGACTACGACATGGTCTCGTAGCGATAAAGAATTAAAAGTTAATGAAGAGGATCGATGCTTAAAGAATAATTCTATTAAGAAGCTAGTTTTAATGCATACCACTCTTAAGAATAGAAATGAAGTCTATTTAATTGGAGAGATATCCAAAGAGAACTTTCTTAAAAAAGCTCGATATAATGCAAGGTATAAGACTCTGGTTTTAAAAGAACAAGACTTGGATATAGTCTATCATTGCTAAGTATATACATGTATAGCAATCAGCTTTTAAAGGAGAAATACGAAACACTTCTAACTGAAAAAAAATTAGAAGATGATAAGCGTAAAGATGTTATTCGTAAGTTTATTAAGTTTGCTACTGATCATTTAGCTATTGCCAAACCACCCGAGATATTCATTAACCACGATGAAGGCTTTGGAAGCAAACATAAAACGTTTGGTCATTTTCGTCCACACGAGAACAAAATTATAGTAGCAGTGTCTAATCGTAACTTAGCGGATGTGTTAAGGACTCTAGGTCACGAGATGGTACACTGCAAACAATTAGAAGACGACAAGCTAGATTTAAGTAATCCAGCTGAAAGCGGTAGAGATGGCTCTGAAATAGAGAATGAAGCTAATTCAAAAGCTGCAGTAATGATGAGAGAGTTTGGTAGACACAATCCTGAAATTTACGAATAAAGTTAGGTTGTTCTAATAAAAGTATTATCGTCGACCGGTTTGAAGATATTTTTTATACCGCGAGTTTGAATTGCTCTAAAAACGAAATAAGGAAACCAAATTAACTTTGGTATTTTAATTATTTTTACATTAGAATCTATAACAACAGGGGTAACAGCATCCCAGAGTTTTACTTTTACCGGTACTCCGTCGTCAGAGTTTACGTTATGTATGATTACATTACGGGTAGGCGGTCTACCTATGTACCAATAGTTATCAAACTGGCCTAGTTCAATATCGCAATCGGAGCCATGAGTCTTGAATTCAACATTATCAATCGTAACTCCATCAATTGAGCCTTTAAGAGTTATACCATTATATACTGGGTATAAATCAGTATTTTTAAATGTATAGTTAGACCCTCTTACGGCATCGATACAATCTTCTTTACCTCCTTGTATCTCGCATTTGTCAACTGTAATATCAGTACAGTTAGAGAATTTTAAAATATCAGAGAAGCTTAAAGGATCTCCCTCTACACTAGTAGGAATAATTCTATTTTCAATTACTGTGCCAGTTTCGGTTACATGAGATTCGTAGTTTATATCTTGCATATTAGTAATACTTATTTATAATAAGTATAACTATGAGTAGCGTTAACGATTATGTGGGGGTAATGAGACAGAGCGGAAACAAGACTGCTGATAGTAACCCTAATTCAGAATTAAGTCAGCTCAAAAGAGAACTAATAACTCATTATAAATCTAATCCGATTAAAGCTAATGAACTAATTAAAGCTGTAGAGGGTGGTACGGCTGGTACTATGACAGCTAATATGAGTATGCATTACAATGCTGCTGTCGTTGCAGTCAGAGGATATACCGCACCTGTTGTACCTAGTAAATCAGGCCCCGATATATCCAACACTAAACAAAACGATCTCGATAAATTAAAGGCTCAAGGCTGGAAGCCTTTAAATGAAGTAAAAGAACCTATACTTCTAGTTGAAGGTTAAATTTCTCCGCGGGCTTTTAAAGCAGCGGCATTCTTTTGATGAGCTTCTTGTACGAGCTCTTTATTCTGGCCGGAGTATGCAACAGCATAGTTATTTTCTATAAGCCATTTGTTAACGTTAACTCCTTGCTCATTAGCAATAACTCCTAGTATACGGCCGAACTTCTCATTAGGATCAATAGAAGTGGTTATGGTAACTCTTTTACCCACACCTAGGATTTCTTTAAGTTTAGCTTTGCTTAATTCGCCTCTTACCTTCTCTTCTTTGTTAGCAGTTCTAGATTCAGGAGTGTCTATACCGTTTAAACGGATACGTTGATTACGAAGCCAAACTCCAAATCCTAAATCAAAGTCAACTTCAATGGTATCGCCGTCAATTATTTTTAATAGCTCAGCTGAATAGGTGTACATAATAAGTAAATATTTACAGAATGAATATCGGTAAGCTTCAAGCAATTTACGAAAAGTTTTATAGTACCCGGCCTGTTCGTTATGAAGAAGTAAGAATTTTAAAAAGACTGAATGAAGCGGCTAC